TGGATGATTTTGTTCGGAAGCTTTTTAACGAAGGCACCGAAGAAAGCATCAAGATGGCGAAGTCTCTTATGGCTCGTCAGCGGTTCTTCTCGCCCGTTCTTGTACGAGGTGAAGAAGAAAAGGGTGTCCGTATTTGGGGATATGGCAAGATGGTATATGAGCAATTGCTCAATCTTGTTCTTAATCCTGAATATGGCGATATTACCGATACTGAAACGGGAACAGATCTCGTCCTTCATTATGGTAAGCCACAAGGCGCTAGCTTCCCTCAAACGAAGCTTACCCCTCGTCGTCGTTCTTCTGTGTTATGTGATGATGCAGTCGGCGGTGACGAACGTTGTGCGGAACTGCTTGAGAGCATTCCCGACTTCGATTCGCTCTTTGAGCGTAAGACACCAGAAGATGTAGGATCGCTCTTAGATGCTTATCTTATTGGTGACGAAAGCACCAACGAGGAGGCTGGTACCACAACCCCCCCTCCTTCCACTGATACAGTCTCTTCTGTTGATGCCGCTTTCGATGAACTCATGGGAGCATAATCCCACGTCCACAGGGAGGCACAGGGTTATCAGGTGCCTCAACCCTTTTACCCAATGGAGATTAAATGAGAATGGCGAGATCTAAAAGCACCAAAGCAGGCAAACTAAGTTTAGCGGATATGCGTGCTTTAATCAACAAAAAAGCTGGTATCAATGTAGCTCATAATTTAACAGAAGAGAATCCAACGCAAGTTAAAGACTGGATTCCAACCGGCTCTCGCTGGCTTGACTCTATTATATGTCGAGGAAAGCGATCAGGTATTCCTATGGGCAAGATCGTGGAAATTGCAGGTCTGGAGGCAACTGGTAAAAGTTATATGGCAGCACAAGTTGCAGCCAATGCACAAAAGATGGGAATTGATGTAATTTATTTTGATTCAGAGTCTGCCATCGATCCAGCCTTTCTTGAACGAGCGGGCTGTGATCTCCATACTTTACTTTATGTCCAGGCGGCATCTGTTGAGTTTGTTTTGGAGTCAATTGAAGATCTTTTAGCAAATAATAATAATCGAATGCTGTTCATTTGGGACTCGCTCGCGCTAACTCCTGCTGTGTCAGATGTTGAAGGTGATTTCAATCCTCAATCATCGATGGCAATGAAAGCAAGAATTCTTGCCAAGGGAATGTCCAAGCTAACCGTTCCGATTGCCAATTCACAATCCACCTTCCTAGTTCTTAACCAGTTGAAGACGAATATTACTCGTTCACCATCCGAGGCTATGACAACTCCCTATGTTACCCCTGGAGGGAAAGCAATGATTTATGCTTATTCTCTTCGTATTTGGCTCACAGGGAGAAAGGCGAAGGCAAGTTTTGTTCTAGACGACAAAGGATTCAGAATCGGATCAGAAGTAAAGGTGAGGCTTGAAAAGTCGCGCTTTGGTACACAAGGTCGCCAATGCAATTTTAAGATTTTATGGGGCGATGAAATTGGTATTCAAGATGAGGAATCTTGGTTTGATGCAATCAAGGGTTCAGAACATCTTAAGCAATCCGGTGCATGGTATACTCTTACATACGCTGACGGAACAGAACAAAAGTTCCAACCATCTAAGTGGAAGGAAATGATTCAAGATGAAAAATTTAAAGACAGAATTGTTGAACTGATTGATGAAGAAGTTATCATGAAGTTTGATAAACGAGAAGGCAACGCCTCCGACTTTTATGAGGAGACAGAAAGTTGATGTCAGAAGAAAAACAAAATAAAGTTTGGAAACGAGCGGGCTTATATGATCTGTATGAAGATGCATCTAACAAGAAAACTTCTCTTTTAAATGAATGGGATGATGAGTTGATCGTCAAAATAAAGAGATATGGGCAAGACTATATTAAGTTTCAAGTTAAATATTGGCACCCAGATTTTGTCAAACCCACAAATAAAAAAAGGAAGAAGAAATGATTAGAACTACATTATTTACACTATTTTTTGGATTGGCGGGATGCAGTGTACACGCACACACGCCCCCGCAGCCCCCACCGCCTCGCCCGAATCCACCTGCGGCTCGACATCATGCGCCGCACCACGCCCCTAATCCTAAGCCTGTTAAAGTAAAGGCATGGGTATGGGTTAAAGGACACCAGAGTCGCTACGGATGGGTACATGGATATTGGGATCTCCGCACAATACCGCGACATATGATCAACCGACAACCGCATACACACGTTAGATATGTGAGGGGTCGCGGAAGACCTGCTCCCCCCGCCCGCAGATATCGTTAAAAACTGCTTGACACCCTGCTTTTAATATGTTATATTAACATAGTCAGAGCAAGGAGAGGCATGGGTAAAAAAAGAATAAAATTGAGAGTAGGGGATTTGCTTGTTAAGTATGACAATGGTATTCCTGAACAAGCAATTTTGCACAAAAAACAATCTCCATATTATAGCGAGGAAAAAGAGAGAGACATTCCTGCGATGTGGGAAGTGATTGGGTGGGGATACCAATATCACAAGGTTCTTGACAGCTTTCTGAAGCGCCAAATTGAAAGAGAACTAATCGAATATTACCCGGCAAAGAAATGAAACGATTACTTATTATTGATGCTCTTAATATGTATTTTAGAGCATATATTGTCGATCCGAGTCTGTCTACAAATGGACAACCCATCGGGGGCATCAAGGGATTTCTGAAAATCCTCCAGAAGCTTGTAAGAGAAACGAAGCCAGATGAAATTATTATTTGTTGGGATGGCGAGGGCGGAAGTCAAAAACGAAAAACAAAAAACAAGGCATACAAGGAAGGCAGAAAGCCAATTCGCTTAAATCGAGATATCCGCAATCTCTCTAAAAACGAAGAGCTTGTCAATAAAATTTGGCAACAAACAAGGCTGGCAGAGTACCTCAACGAACTTCCGATTATTCAATTATGGTTGACCGCTGTCGAGGCAGATGATATTATTAGCGTTGTCGCCCAACATCCACTTTACAGTGGATGGCAAAAAGTTATTGTTTCGTCAGATAAAGATTTCTTTCAGTTGTGCGATAACGAGACTGTTGTATTCCGACCCATTCAGAAAGAAGTACTAAATCAAAAAGCATTAGTAGAACAATATGGAATTCATCCAAAGAATTTTGCTCTTGCACGGGCAGTCGCAGGCGACAAGTCAGACAACCTTAAAGGCGTCGGCGGCGTCGGACTCCCCACGGTAAGCAAAAGATTTCCTTTTTTGGCTGAGGATATGTCATTTGATATTGACAGCCTTGTCATACATGCAGAAGAGAATAAGGGCACAGTTAAGGCGTATGACACTGTTATCGAACATCAGGAACTTATCAGGGAAAACTATCGCCTCATGCAACTTTATATTCCGTCTCTAAGTGTTCAGGGTAAGAAAAAGATCGATTATGCGCTTGAGAATTTTGAGCCAGAACTCGCCAAAACTAATGTAAAAGCGATGATGATCGAAGATGGATTTGGTATAGTAAATTTCACAGATTTATTTGCAGCAATGAATAAGATCGTTGCTGATTCAAAGTTGTAAAACTATTTATAACATGCAATTATTTAGGCAATGGGCGAACGCATTTAAAGAAGCTGAACGCTTTACACCTGCTTCTGAAATGCTCGTCGCCAACTTAAAAACATTTCTTTTAGAAGATGTCGATCCAGAATCTGTCGATCTTTCAAGCTTTGAAATACACGACAAACTTGATCAAGATTTTTGGAACCAGCCAGAAGATAACTTAGATCCTGAGATTCGGGAAAAGTTATTGATTATCGCAAATGATTTTTATGACTCCCTAGAAGTAGGCGATGTCCCATATGAGGATATCACTTTTACAGGGTCTTTGGTAGCGTTTAATTATTCTCGCTTCTCCGATGTAGATCTCCATATTCTCCTCGATTTCAGGGACATAGACGATAAGGTTGATCTTGTCCGAGAATATTTTAATGCAATGAAAGCGTTATGGAATCGTCTTCACGATATCAGAATTAAGGGGTATGAAGTTGAAATTTATGTTCAAGATATTAACGACCCCCACGAAGCACAAGGACTATATTCAGTTCTTAAAGGTGAGTGGCTAAAGAAGCCCACCTTCGA